CTTTTGCATTTACCGAAACATCTTGTACACAATACTCAATCATCTTTTCAGTAAGGCCCCCGGCAAAGTCAGTGAACTCCTGCTTTGGAAAGTTAAGTATCTTACCCCAGTTTTTCAGGGAGTTACCTCCTTCTCTTTTCGGGTCAGCAATCTGAGACATCAACAGAGTATCCTCGGCCTGATGCTCGATCTGTATGTCCATCCTTAATAGTCTGTTGATAATTGGGATATCAAAACTGATGATATTGTGACCCACAAAAATAGTATCATGTATCCCCAAGAATCTTTTCCTGAAATCGTTGAGGCTTGGGTAGCCGAAGCCCCCACCATAGGTGAAGACCTCGGGAATTCCAAAGCTGACTTCCTGTACCCCAGAAAACTCAGACACCTCTTGAATTACAACACAGTAAATCTTTGTTGCGTCGAGACCGTCTGTCTCAATATCAAGGATATATTTATTATCATAGGGTTTTTTCTGCATCTACCATTTCCCTGATCATTTGTTCAAAGCCAATCGTTGGCTCCCACCCTAATTCATATCGTGCCTTGTCTGCGTTTCCGCAAAGCCTCGTGACATCATTAGGTCTGAGATCTTCTGGTGTATTGTGTTCCACAATCTTTGTCCAATCAGTGATACCAACATGATTGAACGCCACGTCCAGAAGATTGCGGATAGATCTGGTACCACCTGTTGCCAGAACGTAATCGTCTGGATCTTGTTTGTCAAGCATCATCATCATGCCCCTCACATAATCAGGTGCCCAGCCCCAGTCCCTGACAGATTCGATGTTACCGAGCTTGAGCTTCTGGCCTGTGGCAGGGACCCAACGTTTGTAGTCTGCCACGAATGCTGTGACCTTTCGTGTCACAAAATCTTTTCCACGTCTGGAACTCTCGTGGTTGAACAGGATACCTGAACATGCAAACAACCCATATGATTCTCGGTAAACCCTGACCATATGATGAGCCGCTGTCTTGGCAACACCGTAAGGAGATGCAGGGCTAAGTGTGGTGCGTTCAGATGCCATACCTGATGGCACCGTTCCAAACATCTCAGATGTTGATGCCTGATAGAACTTGGTATGTGGGGATGTGAGTCGAATTGCTTCGAGCATTGCGAGTACTGCGTTGGCATTCACGTCAAAGGTTGTATCAGGATTTTCAAAGCTGTATCCAACATGACTCTGTGCTGCCAGATTATAGAACTCGTTGGGTTGTTCCTTTTTAATTAACGACATCATAAAAGAGGTGTCGCAAATATCTCCCTCAATCTCTCGGTACTCTGAGTCGTAGTGTACGGGACCTCGATCATATTTAGATGAATGACGGCGGCTTATACCAGTAACTTGGTAACCCCTGTCGAGCAACATTCTGCTTAGGTAGTAACCATCTTGTCCCTGTACACCAGTGACGATGGCTCGTCGGTTTAGCTGTGCTGTAGCTCTTGCAGTAGTCATGTTTAAAAATTCTCCAATTGTGTTTCTGTTATGTCATCAAATACTTCGGACATTCTCCCGGTCTCTTTACACCAGAGAAGTTTACTGCCGGGGCCTGACTCACCAGAGAACCGGTTCTTCAGAACCCTTAGCTGCGTAGTGTTTCTGGCGATAGGGTCTTCTGCTTGGCTGTCCCGTTCCAGACCGATAACGATATCTGAAAGCTGACCAATACCAGCGGAGCCTCGTAGCTGGGAAAGCGTGGTGACTCCACCAATTTCATGGCCACCACCCTGTGGCCTCTTGAGATGTGAAACAATAAACAATGCAATATTAGTTTCTTGCACCAGCATTCTCAGCTTTGTAACAATTTCATCCAGTGCTTTCCGTTCATCGCCATTTTCTTGGGACGATACGATGATCGAGATGTGATCAAGGAAAATGTACTGGCACTCTAAACCTTTGGCCATATACCGGATACGGTTGATGATATTATCGATCTCGGTTGATCCGAAATGATCATACAGATACACACGTCCAGAGCCCACAGTATTTTTAAAAGATGTTCTCATCTCATCCTTGGTATACGTGGTAGTCGGTAGATGGAATTGTTTGTTCGCATCAATAGACATGAGTCCCAGACCAGTACGCCTGATGCTTTCTTCCATAAACAAAGCACCCACTTTCTCGTCGGTATTTTGTAGGATGTGATAGATGATTTCTCTGAGGATAGCAGACTTACCAATGCCTGATCCGGCAGTGACTGTGACAAGCTCGCCTTTACGAATGCCATATGTCAGATCATTAAGGGCCTGCCATGGGTAGTCGATTGATTCGTTAGTCAACTCGGTACTGACAATGTCCCAGATGTCTGTGCCACAGATGATACCATCAGGACTGACTGGCTTTGCTTCCCACCATTCCCGGCTGAATGTTGAACTGTCATTGGCGTTGAGATATTCACAAGGATCTTTACGATGCATGGGCATGATCAGGCACTGACCTACCTCAAAGATCTGACTTAGTTTCTCTGCGGCTTCCTTGCCCGGCTTGTCATTGTCCAAGGCCAAGACAACCTTGTCGTACTGATTAAAGAACTCCAGATTTTTCCTGATATCTTTCTCGGCTGCGTTAGCACCGGACTTCAGGGATACGACAGGCCACTTTGATCCGAGCATTTGGTAAGCAGCAAGGGCATCGAGTTCTCCCTCGACAAGAGTGATGTACTTACCCTTACCAGAGAATAACTGCTGTCCAAACAAAGATGAATCAGTGAATGATCCGTTATCGGATGTCATGATCGAGAACGTTTTATTCTCCACGTCTCTCTTCTTATATGCGAGAACTTTCTGTCCGTTATAATCGTAGTAAGGGTAAGCATGGCTGACGATGTTATCGTTGGTATCTTTGCGAACTTTAACACCATACTTTTTTGCTGTTTCTAAACTGATACCCCGATCAGGGATAGGTTCAGTTGTGAATTTAGAGTTCATCCTTTCTCCTTTTGATTCCTGAATATGATTACGAGAGTGCGGTACATAATCTGGCCTAGTATCTGACAGCATGTCTGTCTTGTTACAGACAAAGCAGTGAAAGTGTGAGCTAATGTCTCCATTCTCGTGAGTATCTCTATACTCGGAGTTCCCATCTGAACTCCCACAGTTTGTGCAGGGTAGATGTCGTACAAAAACTGAGTCTGTTATTAGATTATTTCCCGGCATCATAGTTCCAAAGTGTGCTTGCTATATCATGAATCATTACTTCAACATCACCTACATTACTATTCAGCTCATCAAAGTGTATTGCATAGAGCGTAGTTATAGACTTAAACAGTTTTTCTAGATTGATTCGTTGGGAATACAGATGGTGTTCCCCAAGGCTCTTCTGCTTTTCCATAGAAGATTCGTATACTGAAGTGATATCCTCAAGGATAGTCCATGTCTTTAACACGGATGTCTTAACTTGTTCTTGTTTATCCAACAGTTTACTGAACTGTTTCTTTAACTCGTTGTTGTTAGTCATGATTAATTATGATCCTTTGATTATGTTAATGCTGTGATCTTGTGGTAGCAGATGTGGTGAACACTGTAGGACTCGAACCTACGACCTGCGGCTTAGAAGGCCGCTGCTCTATCCAACTGAGCTAAGTGTCCGAATTACTAAAGGCCGTGTATGGGATGTTAGGGCATTGTTCAATAAGAATCTCCTTGCACCTCTGTGCTATTACCCTGTGTTCTTTCTGCGTCTCGGGGCCTGAACGAAGGGCAACATAGTGAATCCAAGACCGGAGCGTACCATGCATGAAGAGCCTTGTCGAGACCAAACCTTCGGGCAGGACTGACCGGGCTTGTTCTTTGGCGATGTCATGTTCCAAGGCCCAGCGATATGCTTCGCTTGTTGCTTTGACTACATCGTACATCTGGAATTCCCATTGCTCTGCGAGCTTACGATGTTCTTCGTTCTCGGGGTCAAGTTCAATAGAATTCTGGCGGTTCTTAGTATCCTGAAGTCGGGCTTCTCTTTTTTCCCAGATACAATTAGGGTGCGTCTCAAAGGGTGTCTTGGCATATCGCTGTGAGAATTCCTGAAAGGAAAAAGAGCGATGCCTTAACATTTGCCGTGAGATATCTCGGGTCGTTGAGATATCCATACACATCGAGACCATCTCAAACGGTGACCAATGTTCATGGTCAATCAGGTACTGTAGAAGACGCCCATCAGATTTATTCTGGGACTCTTGGTTAGAAACTCTGGCATAATAGAGCACTGATTCCTCTGGTGTCTTACCGGGTATCGTGGATATGTGGGATAGATCCACTGACACTGGTGATAGATGTCGTAGTCTTGCCATGGTGGTTATGGACTCCTTGTTTGACAGGGTGGTTCATGTGTGATAGGCTAGGCAGGAACCCCGGGAGGTACTAGGTATATCTAGGATATACCACGGATATCCGGGGATAGCTCTGAGTAGCTCTGAGTAGCTCTGAGTATCTGGATAGTGAACCTTATCATTCCTTACTCTCCTAGCTAAGAATCCTAGATACTCAGAGCTACTCCTAGCTACTCCTAGAATCAGGCGTGTGTTTATGGAATTTATATAGGGGTGTTGAATGTTTTTCCACTCTTTTGTTGGTATTTCAGATATAAAGTGGAAAAATATTATTTATATGGGGGTGGGATGTTGTGGTTCACTATCCAAGATACTCGTGGGATACTACCAAGATTCTCATGAATTGATTTTAAGGGGTGCTGGGTAAGCCAAAGACCCCTTGGTGGTACGTGGGTACCACTAAGTGTGGAACACATGTCTCAGACCGTAGCTCTGTAGCATGTGGCGGCATATGATACAGGGTTTCGATGATACTGTGTCACCATCCTTGTTGAATCGGACGACCAAGATGTCGGCGTCATAAACTGATTCGGGTCCACCATGTTTGTTCATGGCTTTAATCAGGGCATCGGTCTCCGCATGTAAATAGATCTTATGATCTTTCCCAAGTCTCTTGGCCCAGTATGCCTGTATTGGGTGTGTCTTAAGTTTATTGCGACCCAGAGACAGGGTTCTGCCTCTGGGTCCAATGATCATTGCAACATGGTTTTGAAAAGGGACTTTTATACCCTGTGTTTTTTTCTGTGTGATCCTACGGTCACTGGCATACTCCCTTAGTTTATTAATGTGCCCCTGATATATATCGTCATCCTCTCGCATAAGATGGATCATCTGATATTCCCTAGACCAGAATAGAACTTATCAAGGTCTGACAAGAACTGATTGATCTCAGTAAGACTAAGTTGCTCATAAGGTGTGGCTGATACAGTCTCGATATATTCCTTGACCAGATCAGAGTGTACTTCTGTGACCGAAGGATCACAAGTAGGCTGTTCTTTGTTTGTCATTCTATCTATCCAATCGTGACCGAAGGATCACATTTCCGATGGTAGTTTATTTCTAAAAAGCGATGTCCCAGAAGGATCATGTAGCTCATACCACATATGAGCATGAGACTCCCCCCATTTATCTGTGAATTGTTTATATGTCATTTCATATGCATCGTCTTCCATATCCATTAGCAAGTCTTTAACTTTTCCCATAATCCTAACTCCGAGGCATGTTGGTGTTAATGATAAAAAACAGAATGACCAATCGAAGGTTTCCATTGGTGTATTCCTATTCACTCCACGTTGCTGCATAATTGTTGAAGGCAATGACTTCGGCCATTTGCATGGCCTCGTCAAAGTTGTCTGTTTGGTATACCTCGTTATTGTCATGCCTGACATCGTAGGATTCACCATTGTCATAAGAGACAACCAGAACACCGTCGATTTCAACATATCTTGTCTTCTTAACTTTTCCCATAATCCTACCTCCGAGGTATGCTGGTGTTGATGATAAAAAACAAGATGATCGCAGGGATAATGAACAAGAATAAATCCATTATGCTGTGACCATTTGGCTATTAGTACCATGGATCAAGGTCTTCCAAGCATCAGACTTAATCCATGAATTAACCCGAGTATTGCGTCGATCCAGACGCTCATGGTGTGTGTCATTAGCAGAACGACTAAGACCAAACCGCTCTGAATCGTGGGATGCAAAGAATGTCATGGCGCTATACAGAGACCAGAGATTATTACCACGTACTTGGGCCTCATCAGTATACTGGTCGTATAGCTTGTGACCCATACGATTAAGCCTGATACGTTCCGTAGAAGAATGCATATGACCAATAGGATCATCAGGATCCTCTTGTTTATTCGGGAGAATCTTTTCGATAAACCTAAGCGCATCGGAATTTTTCAGTAGCGTATTGGCCATGATGTTATAACGGGTAACTTGGTTTGAATACTGGGCCAATGCCTGACCAAGAATACCTTCCATGTTTGGGATCTCATGAGACCCTTTGTGAACCCGTTTGAATACGTCGAACTCACCATGGATCATTCCATTGGTGCAGAAGAAATCAATGGCTCCGAATAAGACCTTATTAGAACCGGAACCGTCAAAGCTATTGTCAACGATAATACGGAACCCCAATTTGGTCTCGTGTTTATCGTTCTTAATCTGGCGCTCAATATCGGGGAACACATATTCCCGCCAAGTCCGAGCATAGCCCCGGCTCTGATGGTTAACGACATGGTAGTTCTGATGGGGGAGCTCATTGTCAATGGCCCCTTCGACCTTGTCGAATACCTCTGGATTAGAGATAACCCGGAACTTGGAACCCACAATTCCGAGGACATTGTTTGTTTCAGGATGTAGGATTGCCTTGTGATTAGGGCATTTCCCATGAACCGTTGAGATGTTATGGACAACGGGTTCGAAATCGAGATCGATTACACTCATGATATTATTAACTCCTGTCAGTGTTTCAGATGAGAACTATAGTGGATCAGGTAACATCTAAGTCATATTGGTATCACTCTGATTAGCACCATCTAGTTTGACATTAACTAGATTGGCACCTTCCAGAATGGCACCGGTCAGACTGGTATGGCTCAGATTGGCACCAAACAGAGTGGCATTCTTTAGATTGGCACCATACAGATTGGCACCATACAGATTGGCACCAGTCAGATCAACATTAAACAGATTGGCATAGGTCAGATTGGTACCGTACAGACTGGCACCGTTTAGATTGGCACAAAACAGATTGGCACAAAACAGATTGGCACCATTTAGATTGGCATGGCTCAGATTGGTACCGTACAGACTGGCACCGTTTAGATTGGCACCCTTTAGATTGGCACCCTTTAGATTGGCATCCTTTAGATTGGCATGGATCAGATTGGCACCATACAGATCGGCACCCCTTAGATCGGCACCCTCTTTGATTGCGATCTTTAGCGCATCTCCCATACTATCCGCCTCAACGGAAAATTGAATGTCGCCTGTAAATCTGTTTTTGATTTCGTATTCCATGGTAACAATAACCCCTATTAGTGTTTCGGATAAGAAATGTTGGGAATCTCATGATCCCAACAAGCACGACATGTATCACACTTACCGCCTCGTGTATAGGCTTCACATGTAAATCCTACAGGCTCTGTAGAACTGTGAACCGTGGAAGTATGTGTGAACTTTTCGTAAGGCCTCGCATAGGACAATGGTGGCTGGTCTATGTTAGGCGAAGATACCCGGACTACCATGTTGTCAGGGATAGGCTCATTGAAAGCTCTGATAATCCGATATTCTTTTGTCGGAAGCCAGAACTTAATATCGGGTAACTGGGTAGCGATAAAGATCCAGTCACGTAACATCTGGACACTCTGAATATCTCCGGCATCAAAGATCCGGAAATACTTAGATTCTTCTGCGGAATCTTGTGGGATACGTTTCCTGATTAGCTCAATCATAGCGTTGCGCCATCCAACATTGTCCCGGTCATAACCATTGATCCGGTTATTATGGGACGTTACTACGGATTCATATAGGTAATTACCACGGAGTGCATAGCACTTGTGACACACAGAACCCTTGATCTTAGCAAGGTTACTCCCGGTCTTACACAATAGAGCACTGATACCCCATGCATATCCCGGCATCTTACTGGGACGACCAAGGTCAGATCCCACATACTCTTTGAGAACTTTAAGTGTTGTCATGATTAGTGTTTCCCATATTTAATAACATAGCCGGGTAATTCGGGGTATTGTATTTCGATAGTACGATACTGGGGATAATCTTTGGCCACGTCCTTAATTGATTCATAAAGTCCGGCATTAACATTGTACATGCCGCCTTCCCCATGTCCACCGCATTTAGTGCAGGGTACTAAACAATCCGAAATCCATGGACCATTACGATTCACAGATCCACGTCGAACCGTGTATTCCCCGGTCCCTTCGCATTGTTCGCAATCAAAGATGATGCAGTATTCCATATTACTGATCTCCAAAGAGTTAGTTATTCTAAACCTTGTTTAATCAGATATAAGATTATTATATATCTAGGTGACAAGGCTGGTTTCGATGGGCCAAGTCTGGCAACCCTACGGCACCTTGTCAACCCTCTCGTAACCCGTTGTTTTTGCAGGGTTTTTCCCGGCACCGTGGCAAAAACCACACAGTCAAGAGGTTTTTTTCTGGGCAACCAAGGTTGACTAAGGCTCTGACCATTGGTGTTACTTTAATATCACAGTCAATAGAAAAACTAATGTATGTTCTTGTCATGTTCTCATATGTTTATCCGGGGATTGTTCACGGTTTGTTCCAAGTTAAACAGGATGTTCACCTTTTGTTCCCCGAGTTTTATCAAAGTTTGTTCACGGTTTGTTCCACAACATGGGATATGTTCACGGTTTGTTCTTAAACACCATGATCAAAGTTTGTTCACGGTATGTTCTGGGGACATGTTCAGGTTAGTCTGCTAATAAAACAATAAATGTTCATTATAAAATCATATAGATATATATATATAATTGTAATTAAGAACTATTCTCATTGTAATTAAGAATCATTCTCATTGTAATTAAGAACTATTCTCATTGTAATTAAGAACTATTCTCATTGTAATTAAGAATCATTCTCATTGTAATATAAATGTCACAGTCAATACAATAAGCCATGCGTCTGACGCAACCCAGCTATGCAAAAAAAGCATGAGACTTTCGAAAAATTTCCTGTATATTTCCTCTCATGACTACACAGAAGGCCACGGCGGCCCAAGCCGAAAACACTATCAGCACGAGCAAGTCTGTTGATATTGTTATTACTCTTCCGCTCACCGCTTTTGAGATGGGCGCACCATTAAAGGCCACGGGCGACATCCTCGCCGGTCATTGGGTTAACTTGAGCGGCAACGCAGTCGTTTCGATTGTGGGCCTGCCCGAAGGTACCGATCTTGTAGGTACTTTCAACGGGTTTAAAAAGTCCCTCACGTTGCGCCACGTAACAGAACGTGCGGAACCTAAAGCACCCAAGGTTGAACGGCCAGCCGCAACCAAACTGTTCGGCTGATCTAACACGCTAACAGCCCGGTACCTTTCGAGGTACCGGGCGAAAGCGTGCCCGGTTTGTTCACGTTTTGTTCTTGATGGTTTATATCCGGAGATGTTCACGGTTTGTTCCTTTGAAGATTTGCGGTAGGGAGTCTGGGGAAATGTTCAGGTTAGTCCTTAAGAACAGCGGAAAAGAAAAGAAAAAGAGAGGGACCCCAGATCTCTCCGGGGTCCCAGTGATCAGAGACTCAGCACATAATCGACATAATCGATATCGCATTCTAGTTTGTGGGCATTAACGATGACCTCGTCTAAAAGAACCTGTGCTTGTTCGAAAGCCTTTTCGGCCTTGTCCGTCCGCCCACTCATCAGCATCAACGACATGAATTGTAGCTTAAACTTTACCGCTTCGGCTGTCGCCGAAACCGTTTTAGGTGTTTCTGAATGTGTCATGTCTTAATCTCCGTGGTTGTCGGCACCGGTTGGTGCCGATGATTGAAAGGTATACCATCCCAGACGGAATGCAAGCACTAATATTAGATTAGCTATGTTGGTTACGCATGGCTGGGTTGCGTCAAACGCATGGCACCATGATCCTGTAAATCCCGTACCCCTTTTGTTCTTCCCGTGATTGTGCTAGGGTCTGTACCCCATTTGTTCTCCCCGTGATTGTGCTAGGGAGTCTGGGGAAATGTTCAGGTTTTGTACTGAACTAAAGGAAAACAGACGAAAAGAGAGGAGCCCCGGATTTCTCCGAGGCCCCGTGGTTATCTACTATAGGCAGATATCGAGCGTGAAGTGCAACGCTATGTACAGAAACATAGCGGCATACCCGACTACCATTGCCCAAAGGACAAGGTTATCCCAGATATTTATGATTTTCCATTTCTTTGTCATCTCGTTTCCTCTTTGGTGATAGGTGGGGCCCCGGATTATCCGGGGCCCCTAGTGTATCAGTCTATTGTGACCGAGAACGTTACCTCGGAGAGCACTTCATGTACGAGAGCGGTGATCTCGCTTTCGTGGTCCATCATGTCGAAGCCTTCGACGCTCGAGAGCGCTTGTTCGATGATGGATGTCAACCGCATTTCCAACTGCGCTTCGATCCGCTCATCCACGGCATCGTTGATGAACGTCGTCAAGGTATCGATCAAGTCATGCATGGTCTTAAGTCTCCAGTGTTGCCGGGCATCGCCCGGTGCCGGATCGTGATTGATCCGATGAATGCAGGATTTCATAGATTGATCACGACGTAAAGAAAAAAACGACTACCAGGGAAACAAATGCATGATAAAAACTAATATCGGTATTAGGTTTTCTCATGGCCTTATGATCCTGTAAATCCCGTACCCCTTTTGTTCTTCCCGTGATTGTTCTACGGATTGTTCCCTCTTCGTTCCCCGAGGTAAAAGCAAAGCAATCGCTGTGCTAATCCAACCCACATTGCCCGAGGGGGAGGGGGAAAAATGCCCCCGTCTGTTTCTGTTATAACACCCCACCCCCACATAATTTCAAAATTTCAGACTTTACGTAGAACAACATCTTACAAAGACCCCCCTTATGTTTTTTCTGAGTTACCCCACCCCCAAAAATTTTCTCTGGTCTGAGTCCAAAGTCAATGGTACTATGCCCTATTATGATTCAGTCCCCACGGAACAAGCCACACAGGCATCTCCTTCTCCAGTTCAAGGGGACCACACTGGCTGAGCTAAAGGAACTTGCATCTATCCATTCCAAAGCGGGTCATCAGATGCAGCAAACCCTCCGTGACCGTAGGATCACACACGATCCTGATAAAAACCCCGGTGATTTCTCTGAACACTACGCACCTGCTACTCTGGGTCTCATACGAAAAGAAATTTACTACCGTGAGCGATTCGGCGGAACCACGGTCTCGGAAAAATACCCAGAGATTTTCACCGTAAAAGGCCCCAAAAGCCCCCAAGAGATAAAAAAACAGGATAAGAAATTGCTGAAACAATATGATAAGTACCTAGAGACAAAGGATCTGGATGGACCAAAGTTTTATCAGAACGGTTCCTACAAGGACATCACCCGTGTCACCCTGAGCAACGGACTGACCATGCGAGAAGAAAAGTTTTGCTTGGCCTACATTGCCACCGCAGATCCTATTGAAGCATGGATAAAGTCAGGGTATGATCATAGTTATCCAAACTACGATGTCCATGCACGTATGTGGGTCAGGCAACCAAAGATTCAGGAAAGGATCAACGAACTAATGGAAGAAGCAAAGGAAAAGATGCGTTGGAACGCTGACATGGTACTGGACAGATTTGACGAAATCTATAAAAGCTCCATGGCAGAACAGGATCACACGAACGCTTCCCGTAGCATGGAACAGATCGCCAAGCATCTTGGCATGTTCATTGACCGGTCAGAGTCCCGGGTCGGCAATCTTGACGGCATGAAGACCGAAGACATCGACACCGACATTTCAAAGCTCGCTGACGTTGTCGGACTCAAGGTTGTCAACGGTGGAAAAGACTAACACTGTGTCTTTGGCATTTCGGTCACACACAGACATCGAGGGCATGGACCTACATGATTTCAAAGATTTCCTCGGAATCTCTTCAACAGTGCCTGTAGTAGGATCACACATACTACAGGAAGACATCCTTTCAGCCGAGGGCCTACGTCTATTGAACGATGCCTTCATTTCCACCAGCATGGCGATCACGGTCTTCGGACAATCACCTGTTTTTCAGAACATCTCCCCCGAGTAT